AAACTACATCTCAACCATCATATCTCAAAGACCTTGATATTCCTGGCGAAAAATTAAATTATGGTGATTTAACACTGAGATTTTTAGTTGATGAAGATATGACCAATTACATGGCAATTCATAATTGGTTGACCGGTCTAGGATTTCCTGAAACAACTCAGGATTACAAAGATCTGCTGTCTAATGAAGATGATGTAACACAACCAGAGGATCCAAAACGTGCTTTCAGTGATGGAAGTTTAACAATTCTCAATAGCAATTACAGAACAAATGCTATTGTAAAATTCAAAGACTTATTCCCAACATCATTGACATCTTTGGAGTTTGACACTTCAATAACTGACATACAATACTTTACAGCAGAAGCAACTTTCAAGTATACTATCTACAATATACTCGATTCTGATAACAGAACACGCTTATGAATCTTGAACAAATTCAGGAGATGTGGGAGAAAGACTCTCTTATCGATCCTGATAATTTACATGATGAATCTATAAAAATTCCTCAACTTCATGCAAAGTATCATACCGTATATAACACGATTACTTTACTCAGAGAGAAAGCAAAAGAAACTTATAGTAAGGTAAGACTTGAAAGGTACAATTACTATACTGGAAAAGCGTCAGCAGAGGTTTATGAAGAAGAACCTTTCCCATATAAGATTAGGGACAAAGACGCCTTACAGAGGCATCTAGACGCTGATGAGAAGTTAAATAGAATCAACGTCAAAATCAAATACTATGATGTGATGTTGAAGTTCCTTGAAGATATCATCAAGACTATTTCTAACAGAACTTTCCAGATCAAGAATGCCATCGAATGGCATCGCTTCCAAGCAGGTTTTAACTAATGGACGACGATTATCTTTACGAACAAGACTTTGATGAAAATATCCCCTTTATCTCTATGGATATGGGGATTGATGATGTAAGACAAATTCATGAGTCTATAAGTCTTCATTTAGAAAACTGGGTATCATGTCCAGACAAAAAACAAAGACTAGAAGATCTGAATAACTTTTTTGCAAGATTGGTGTTGGAATACACGTTTAGGATTGAGGAATAAATATCCATAGGTGATCCTTATGGATAATGTCTCATTTGATAATATCAAAAAAGAATGAAGTATATCTTCAGGTAAAAGCAGAACCACACGTCTACTATGAGTTAGCAGACCAATTTACCTTTGATGTACCAGGCGCAAAGTTTATGCCTCAATACCGTAACAAGTATTGGGACGGAAAAATTCGTTTATTTAATACCCAGACTGGTGAGATATATGTCGGGTTATTAGATAAACTCACAAAGTTCTGTGAGAACCATGAATATACCTATGAGTTTGTTGATAACAAATTCTATGGTCTTCCTTTTGAGGTTAACGACTTTATCTCAAAAGAAGGTGTGAAAGATTATATGAATGCTATTTGCAAGTATTCTCCCCGCGAGTACCAAGTAGAGGGAGTATACGACGCCCTAAGACATAATAGAAAGTTGTTGATATCCCCAACTGCTTCTGGAAAGTCTCTGATGATATACTCTCTTGTGAGATATTACGTTGAGAAAGGACAAAATATTCTGATAGTCGTTCCGACGACTTCGCTAGTAGAACAGATGTATAAAGACTTTGCAGACTATGGCTGGGACGTTGGTTCATATTGCCACAAAATATACGCGGGAAAAGAAAGAGAGACTGACTCGCAGGTGATTATCACCACCTGGCAGTCCATCTACAAACTTCCTCGCAAATACTTTTCAAGATTTAATGTGGTCGTTGGAGATGAGGCACACCAGTTTAAGTCTAAGTCTTTAATATCTATAATGTCTAAACTTGCTGATTGTAAGTATCGCTTTGGATTTACAGGTACGCTAGACGGAACTCAAACTCATAAGTGGGTGTTAGAAGGTTTGTTTGGACCATCATATAAGATCATCAGAACAGAAGAACTGATGAAGAAGGGTCATGTTGCTAAACTAGATATCAATGTGCTTCTATTGAAACACCCTGCACATAAGTTTGAAAATTTTGAAGAAGAAGTTCAGTACATTATCAATCATGACAGACGAAACAAGTTTATACGTAACCTTGCCCTTGATCTTAAAGGCAATACGCTCATACTATTTTCCAGAGTTGAAGGACATGGACAACCACTTTACGATTTAATAAATAACTCCAAGGCAGATCAACGTCATGTCTTCTTTGTTCATGGTGGAGTGGCAACAGAAGATAGAGAAAAAGTAAGGGAGATTACTGAAAGAGAAAACAATGCGATTATTGTCGCTTCATACGGTACATTCTCTACTGGTATTAACATTAAGAATCTCCACAATGTTATTTTTGCTTCTCCTTCAAAGTCCAGAATTAGAAATCTGCAAAGTATTGGAAGAGTCCTCAGAAAAGGCAATAACAAGACAAAAGCAACTTTATATGATATTGCTGACGACATTTCCTACAAGTCTAGGAGAAATTATACCCTTAATCACCTAATAGAAAGAATCAAAGTTTATAACGAAGAAAACTTTAATTATGATATTGTAAACATTCCGCTTAAAAACTAATGGGAGACGAATTCTATAGTGTTATAAAATTAGTTACAGGTGAAGAAATATTCTCATGTGTCTCTATTGATGAAAATGAGGATAATCCTGTACTAATACTACAAAATCCAGTCATAATGAAAATGGCTAGAACACCTCATGGAACATCTTTAAGAATAAGTCCATGGATGGAAATACCATCTGATGATTTCTTTATTGTAAAACCTGATAAGATAATTACTATGACTGAGGTCAAAGATGAAGAGATGATTATGTTTTACAATAGATATCTTCAAGAGTCTGCTGAGGATGAAGAAATGTCTAACTCTTCTATTCCAAGTAATCAAACAACAATAACCAATAAAATGGGTTATCTATCATCAGTAGAAGATGCTAGGAAAATGCTAGAGAATCTTTATAGACTTAAAGATAATAAAGAAAGCTAAGCTATACCTGACTCTTCAACCCGGACAAAGGTAGTCTACACATGATTTAAGATGTTGTCAAGCCCTAATAGTGTGGTATAATAAACATAACGAAAAGTTATCTACAAAACCAATGTTATGTCTAGAAAGAAATCAGAACATTATGTTAACAACAAAGAGTTGTTAGAAGCATTAATCGTTTACAGATCAAAAGTAGAAAAAAGTTTCTTTGAGATCAACGGTAGAGAACCCACTAAGGAAGATAGAGGAAAAAGATGGGAAGGTAAACCACCTATTCCAAATTACCTTGGTGATTGTTTCCTAAAGATTGCAACTCACCTGTCATACAAACCTAACTTTGTTAATTACATGTTTAGGGATGATATGATTTCCGATGGTATTGAAAACTGCGTCCAATACATCCATAATTTCGACCCAGAGAAGTCTAAGAACCCTTTTGCTTACTTTACTCAGATTATCCACTACGCCTTCCTGAGACGCATACAGAAGGAGAAGAAGCAACTGGAAATCAAGACCAAAATTATTGAGCGTACTGGTTTTGATGAAGTCATGATGGTTGATGACAGCTTGCTTTCTGGTAGCAGTTCGGACTATAATTCGATTAAAGACGCAATCACATACAAAAACCGATGAAGGTAGCAATTATAAGTGACCAGCACTTCGGTGCCCGTAAGTCATCAAAATTCCTTCACGACCACTTTAAAAGATTTTACGACGACATCTTCTTCCCATATCTTGAGGAGCACAACATTAAAGTTGTTGTAGATATGGGAGATACCTTCGACAACCGAAGGTCTATTGATTTGTGGGCGTTGGAGTGGTCGAAAGAGAATTATTATGATCGTCTGAAAAGTATGGGTATTACCGTCCATACTATCGTTGGTAATCATACCGCTTATTATAAAAATACCAATCAAATCAACTCTGTTGGTCTTCTTCTCAAACAATATGACAATGTTATTGTCTATCCAGAAGTAACAGAGGTCAAATTAGGTAACTTAAATACACTTTTTATTCCTTGGATCAATAATGAAAATTTTGAGAATACTGTCTCATCTATTAAAGCTTCACGTAGCGTATGTTCGATGGGGCACCTTGAGCTCAACGGATTCAGAGCTCATCGCGGGCACGTCATGGAAGACGGTATGGACTGCGAACTATTTGAGAAGTTCGAAAAGGTCTTCTCGGGACACTATCACACTCGATCGGATGACGGAAAAATCTTCTACCTAGGTAATCCTTATGAGATGTTTTGGAATGATGTGAACGACCCTCGAGGTTTTCATATCTTTGATACCGAAACCCTAGAGCACACTCCAATCAATAATCCGTATCGTATCTTCTACAACATCTACTATGAAGATAACAACTACAAACTCTTTGATGCTCGTGAATATCAAGGGAAGATTGTAAAAGTCATCGTCAAGAAGAAGACCAGTCCAAAAGACTTTGAGAAGTTCGTTGACAAACTCTACTCTGCTGGTATTCAAGAACTCAAGATTGTTGAAAACTTTGAGATACAAGCAGGAGAAGATTTTGAAGTGGAAGAGAGTGAAAATACAATTTGCATCTTGAATAGATATATTGATGAAGCAGAAATGGAATGTGATAAGTCTATCGTCAAAGGCATTCTGCAAAAAATATATTCACAAGCGTGTGAGGTTGAATAGTGTTTCTTCTTACTCTTAAAGACAAAAAAGAAGATGGTGCTTTTGCTTTACGTAATAAGCATGGAGAAAAAGTTTTAGTCTTATTTGAGGAAGAAGATGATGCAACACGCTATGCAATGCTAATAGAAGAAAGTGACGAAGATTCTGAAATGGATGTTATAGAAATTGATGGACCACTTGCAATAAGGACTTGTAAGATGTATAATTATAAGTATGCTGTGGTCAGTCAAAACGACATCGTTATTCCCCCAAACTTGAATGATAACATTTCAGAAAATCCGTTGGCGTAATTTTCTAAGCACTGGAAATCAATTTACGGAAGTTGAATTAAATCAACACAGGACTAATCTTGTCGTTGGTACAAATGGTGCAGGTAAATCAACGATATTAGATGCACTTACATTTGCACTTTTCAATAAACCATATCGCAAAATTAATAAACCGCAACTGGTAAATACGACCAACGAACGTGATTGTGTGGTTGAGATTGAGTTTAGCATTAACACACGACACTACCTTGTGCGTCGTGGTATCAAACCATCAGTATTTGATATTATTATAAATGGGACACCTTTGCATCGTGAAGCAGATGATCGTGCGATGCAGCGTATTCTAGAAGAAAGCATTCTCAAATTGAATTATAAGTCTTTTACTCAGATTGTCATTCTGGGTAGTAGCACTTTTGTGCCTTTTATGCAGTTGACTTCTTCTAATCGTCGTGAGGTTATTGAAGACCTGTTGGATATTCGTATTTTCTCTGCGATGAACAACATCCTCAAAGATAACATCAAAGAAAAAAAGTCTCAGGTGAAGTCTCTTGACTTGAAGAAAGAAACTCTCAAGGACAAGATGAAGATGCAGAAAGACTTCATCGAAGAACTTGAGAATCGTGGTAATGCCAATATTAATACCAACAAGGAAAAGATTACCAATCTTTATACGGAAGTTGGTGTTTATATGGAAGAGAATGATAAGACCAATGAGAAGGTAGAAAAACTTACTGGTCAACAACAAGAACTTACTGATGCTGGTAAGAAGTTGGTAAAGCTTAACAATCTTAGAGGTAAAATCTCTCAAAAGGTAAGCACAATTACCAAAGAGCATAAGTTTTTTACTGAAAATACGGTTTGTCCCACCTGTACTCAAAGTATTGAAGAAGAGTTTCGGTTAAATAGAATTAGCGACGCTCAAAATAAGGCAAAGGAACTAAAGGAAGGTTACGAAGAACTCGAAAACACTATCAAGTTCGAACAGGAAAGAGAGCGTCAATTCACCGACCTTTCCCAGGAGATTACAAGTTTAACGCATGGCATTTCTCAAAACAATACTCGGATTAGCCTCAACCAGAGACAAATCAGAGATCTTGAGCATGAAATTCAAACTATTACCGAGAACCTTGCAAACAGAAATTCTGAACATGAGAAGCTAGAAGAGTTTAGAGAAAATCTCCAAAAGACAATAGAAGACCTTTCAGACAAAAAACAAGAAATCGTATATCACGATTTTGCCTATTCCTTACTTAAGGACGATGGTGTAAAGACGAAGATCATTAAGAAGTATCTTCCGTTCATAAATCAGCAGGTCAATCGTTACCTTCAGATGATGGAGTTTTATATTAACTTCCAACTTGATGAAGAGTTTAACGAATCAGTAAAGTCACCCATTCACGAAGATTTTTCATATTCTTCTTTTAGCGAGGGTGAAAAAATGAGAATCGACCTATCCCTACTTTTCACTTGGAGAGAAGTAGCGAGAGTCAAAAACTCTGCTAATACAAACCTGCTGATTATGGATGAGGTATTTGATTCCTCCCTTGATGGATTCGGCACCGATGAGTTCCTAAAGATTATCCGTTACGTCATTAAAGACGCTAATATCTTCGTCATCTCTCATAAGTCAGACCTGCATGACAAATTCGAAAGTGTCATAAAGTTCGACAAAATCAAAGGTTTTTCTCGTAAAGTGTCTTCATAGACCTAAGAACAATGCAAGTCCCCAACCGATACCACCATTCCAAGAAGGAGCAGAAGCGGAAACTGAAACCGCAAGCACTCCGACAAGCAAAAGCACGACTGAGCCACTTTAAGAAGCGTCATATGACCTCCCCTAAAAAGGGAGGTTCTTTTGTATAATAGGTTCATACGCAACAAAGCAATGACCGTTAAGCACGAAATCAAGTCCCAACTTGCTAAACTCCTTGCCACTGAGGATCTTGTAGTGGAGCACAAGAAGGTGGAGACTGCCTGCTTTAATGTTCATACTCGTGTGCTGACTCTGCCGATGTGGGAGAAGGCAAGTAGCACCGTCTATGACCTTCTGGTGGGTCACGAAGTCGGTCATGCTCTCTATACACCTGATGAGGACTGGTTAAAGGAACACAAGATTCCTCCCCAGTTTGTGAATGTCGTTGAGGATGTTCGCATTGAGAAACTGATGAAGCGTCGGTATGCTGGTCTTTCCAAGACCTTCTATCGTGGTTATGAAGAACTTGCTGAACAGGATTTCTTCCAAATCGGTGATGATGATGTAAAAGAATATAATCTTGCCGATAAGGTAAATCTGTATTATAAGATTGGTAATTTTGTTGATATTCCTTTTGCGGAATTTGATGAGATGCCTATCGTTCGTATGATTGGTGAGTGTGAGACTTTCTCTGATGTTCTTACTGCAGCAGAGTTTCTTTACAAGTTCTGTAAGAAAAAGCAGGAAGAAGAGATGCAGACTCCTATGGATTCTTTGGAATCCCAACAGAGTGGTGGTAACCAACCTGCTTCTGAGTTTTCTAATCAAGAAGAGGGTGAGAATGATGGAGAGTCTGAAGAATCTTCTGGTGGTTCTCCGATGCGGGATGATGCTGACTTGGACACTCCCAGTTATCAAGGTGGTGACGTTGATGAGGAACCCGAAGTCAAGACTATGGAGTCTCTTGAGGAAGCACTCAAACAACTAGTTGAGAATGGTGGTCCTGAGAATGTCTATCTTGAATTGCCTAAACTTGACCTGAATAAAATTATTGTTCCTAACTCTGAAATCCATGATAAGTGTAAAGAATATTGGGGTTCTTGGATGGAAGAAAAAGAGTATTCCTATGAAGATATCTTTGGTGAAGTTGACAAGAAGTTTGTGGAGTTCAAACGTTCTGCACAGAAGGAAGTCAACTATCTTGTGAAAGAGTTTGAGTGCAAGAAAGCAGCAGACTCCTATGCCCGTGCCACCACTGCCCGCACTGGGGTGCTGGACTGCACCAAACTCCACACCTATAAGTACAATGAAGACCTCTTTAAGAAGGTCACCACTCTTGCCGATGGTAAGAATCACGGTCTGGTGTTTATCCTTGACTGGTCTGGTTCTATGGGTGATGTGATGCTGGATACTGTCAAGCAACTCTTTAACCTTGTGTGGTTCTGCAAGAAAGTTGCTATTCCGTTTGAGGTTTATGCCTTCACTAGCGACTATCCTTTGGTTTCTTATAGTGAGGATGGAAAATCAATCTTGCGCGAACTCGCTTATACCAAGAAGGACGGTTTGGTTCAGGTTGGTGAGTGGTTCTCTTTGATGAATATGCTTACTAGTAAAACCAACGCTAAGACCTTGGAAGAACAGATGAAGAATTTGTTCCGTCTTGCTAATGCTTTCCGCTGGAATTCTCATGTTCGTTATCAAATTCCTTACGGTTTGAGTCTTTCGGGAACTCCTCTCAATGAAACTCTGATTGCTCTCCATCAAATCCTTCCCAAGTTTCAGAAGGAAAACAAACTTCAGAAAGTTCAGTGTGTGGTTCTAACTGATGGTGAGGCAGCAATGTGTAAGTATCACCGTGAAATTCAGCGTCACTTTGAGAAGGAACCTTTTATGGGAACTTCTAACATCTATCCTAATTCTTTTCTCCGCGATCGTAAGACTGGTATGACCTATTCTTTGGATTGTGAGTGGTATGAATTTACCGATGTTCTGCTTCGCAATCTCCGTGATAATTTTAAGAATATCAACTTTATTGGTATTCGTGTACTTGAGTCTCGTGACGCTGGTAGTTTTATTCGTCGTTATTGTGGATACTTTGGTCCAGAGAATGAAAAGACCATGAGCACTTGGAAGAAGGAGCGTGCATTCAGCATCAAGTCTTCTGGTTACACTACTTACTTTGGTATTTCTGCAAATGCTCTTGCTCAGGATGCTGAGTTTGAGGTAAAGGAAGATGCGACCAAAACACAAATCAAATCTGCTTTTGCTAAGAGTCTAAAGTCCAAGAAGATGAATAAAAAGATTCTTGGGGAGTTTGTGGAACTTGTTGCCTGATAAATATTTTTATAGTATAGGTATCAAAAAATGTCTAGATTTGGAGAATTGCTGGGAGGTAAGAAAGCAACACCAGCTCCTGCACCAGCTCCCGAACCAACACCAGCACCAGAACCTGTTGTTGAGGAAGTAGCTACTGAAGATGAAGTAGTTGTTGATTTGGACACTATGAGTAAGAAAGAACTTGAATCTTATGGTAGAAAGCATGGTATTGAATTGGATAGGAGACATAGCAGAACTAAATTGGTTGAAGAATTGAAAGACCACCTGTCCGATTCTTGAACTGTCACACAGGGGGTCATACGACCCCCTTTTTTCTTGTATAATAACTTCAGTTGAAAAACACAAACGACATCATGACCATCTCCGCTGACTACATCCGCACCTCTCTTCAAGCAGTGTATGGAGAGTCTGTGACTGCCGCCGACGTTCGTGCTTGGTGTGCTATGAATGGTTCTAACTACCAGACCGTTACCAAGAAAATCGATCAGTTCAAGACTGGTCGTGGTAAGTGGAATCTGACTATTCAAGAGGCACGAGAGCAACTTGAGCAGACTGTAAAAGCACCTGCCGCTATTCCCGCTGTTGAGCAAAACCTTATTCCTGAGAAAGATGATACCTTCGTCAAGTTTGGTAACTTTGGTGATATTCGGAAAATTATTGAGTCCCGTCTTTTCTATCCTACTTTCATCACTGGACTTTCTGGCAACGGCAAAACGTTTGGTGTGGAGCAAGCTTGTGCTCAACTGAAGCGTGAATTGATTCGTGTAAATATTACTATTGAAACTGATGAAGACGATCTTATTGGTGGTTTCCGTCTTGTCGATGGGGCAACTGTTTGGCATAACGGACCTGTCGTGGAAGCACTCCAGCGGGGAGCAATCCTGCTACTCGATGAAATTGACCTTGCTAGCAATAAAATCCTCTGCCTCCAATCCATCCTTGAAGGTAAGGGTGTGTTCCTGAAGAAGATTGGTAAGTTCGTTAAACCTGCTGTTGGATTCAACGTCATTGCTACTGCTAACACCAAGGGTAAAGGTTCTGATGACGGTCGCTTCATCGGTACCAATGTACTGAATGAAGCATTCCTTGAGCGATTCCCTGTAACCTTCGAGCAGGAGTATCCCACTGCTAAGACCGAGCAAAAGATTCTTGAAGGTATCTCTGCTTCTCTGGGTGTTAGTGATTCCGACTTCTGCAAGCGTCTGACTGATTGGGCGGACATCATCCGCAAGACCTTCTATGACGGTGGTATTGAGGAAATCATCAGCACCCGTCGCCTGGTTCACATTATCCGTGCTTACAGCATCTTCGGTGACAAAGCAAAAGCAATTCAAGTTTGCGTCAACCGTTTTGATGATGAAACTAAGCAAGCATTCCTTGAACTTTATGATAAAGTGGATGCTGACTTCCAACTTCCTACCGAAGAAGTTGCACCCGAAGCACCTTTCTGATATAATGACTCATGACTAACATTTGGTCCTTCATTTATGATGAACTAAACATGGATGAAAACACTTTTACAATGACTACTGATATGATTCCAAGTTCCCCTGCAACTCCTTGGAAGTATAATGAAGAAGAGATCGTCAAAGAACTTCTTGAATACATCCGTGGAACCTATAACCAACACTATTCTGCTGGAGATCAAAAGATCCAAACACTGGATTTGATCGAAGCATGTGGTGATGGTGAAGCATTCTGTCGCAGTAATATTCTCAAGTATGCTTCCCGTTATGATAAGAAGGGTACTGCCCGTCGTGATATCATGAAGATTCTGCACTATGCAGTTCTTCTGATGAACTATAACGACAAGAACGCCGTCCGTGAAACCTACAACCAATGAAACTCCAAGAAAAGACTATGAAACTCTCTGACAATACCCTGACTATTCTGAAAAACTTTGCGGGTATTAACAACTCTATTCTTGTGAAGGAAGGTACCAAACTCCGCACCATTTCTGTTGCCAAGAACATCTTGGCAGAAGCAGATATCAAAGAAGAGTTCCCCCGTGACTTCGCTATCTATGACCTCAACCAGTTCCTTAATGGTCTGAGTTTGCACCAGGATCCTGACCTTGACTTTAAAGAAGATACTTATTTAAGTATCCGTGAAGGTAAGCGTCGGGTGAAGTATTTCTTTGCTGATCCTAACGTTATTATTTCTCCTCCCGAGAAAGAAATCAATCTCCCCTCAGAAGATGTCTGCTTCCAACTGGACAGTACCTCTCTGGAAAAACTGGTAAAAGCAGCAGCAGTCTATCAACTGCCTGACCTGTCTGCTGTTGGTGAAGCAGGTGTCATCAAACTGGTGGTTCGTGACAAGAAGAATGATACTTCTAACGAGTATGCCATCGTTGTGGGTGAGACCGATCAGGAGTTCACTTTTAACTTCAAGGTGGAAAACATCAAGATCATTCCTGGTGCCTATGATGTTGTTGTCTCTTCCAAACTTCTTTCTCAGTTTACTAACACCAAATACAATCTTACCTACTACATCGCTCTGGAACCTGATTCCACTTTTGGTTGATGAGACACATTCTCTTTACCCTTAAGGGTTGTCCGTTTGGACTTTTGGATGATGAGGCACACATTCGCAATGTTCTTGTGAATGCTGCTGCCCTTGCAGAGAGCACTCTCCTTGGTGTTCAGTCCCATAAGTTTGATCCCCAAGGAGTCACTGCTGTTGCTCTGCTTGCTGAGTCTCATATCAGTATTCACACTTGGCCAGAGAATGGTATGGCAGTCTGTGATGTGTTTACTTGTGGAGACCACACAAACCCTAGGTCTGGTGCTACTTATATGTATGAGGCACTTGACGCTCGTGATATTGTTTCTAATGAATTCGTGAGACCTTTGGAATGACTGATTGGAGAAAAGTTTACGGTGAATTGTCACCAGAAGAATTAGATAAGATTGCTATTCTTCGTGTGATGGAATGCACTAATGGTGTCATCCAACATGCTTTCAGGGACAAGCAAATTTATGCATTGTCGGTTTATGAAACCAGAAGGGCAATGAAGTTTTCTATGGGATGCATCAAACGGATGGAAATTCCTCTCAAAGAAGAGACTATTACTTTTGCGCCAGAAACTGAAGAACTTATGCGTCAAGCACGAGACCTTTATGTGAGTGGTGTCAAAATGGGTAATGATGAAGACTTTGAGGAGTTTATGAAAGTCTCTGCCGCTACTGCCCAAGCATGTGGAGTTGAGCGTATCACTGCCGCTGCAAGAATTCTCAAAGAAAATGTTGACGCTTTCCCCCCAGAGACGCTATCATGGGGTGTAGGTTACTTAATGCAGTTCTTTTGATGAACATCTTTGTCACAAATCCATTCCCTGCTGAAAGTGCCATCTGTCTTCCTGACAAACATATTGTCAAGATGCCGCTTGAGTGCTGCCAGATGCTTAGCATTATTGCTTCTCCCTGGTATCATGATTATGGGGTTCTTCCCAAGCAAGACGGCACTGCCTACAAGACAGAGAAGGGTGCCTTCCGTAACCACCCATGTACCAAATGGGCGGCGGAAACGGTGGACAATGCCTATTGGCTTATCAAATGGGGATTGAACTTGTGCCAAGAGTACAGTTTGCGCTATAATAAGATCCACTCCTGTGAGGGGACATTGACTCATGCATACTATCTTTTCCCTAAGGGTAAGTTGGATGAAGTAACTCCTTTCGCACGGGCAATGACTGAGGAATACAAGTTTGATACTAGTATTTCCACCTTTGACGCATACAAGATGTACATCGCATCCAAACCTTGGGTGAAGGACAACTATCTTCGTATGCCCCAACGTAAACCAGAATGGGTATGAAACTAATTGATAAAAAGGACT